AAAGATTTTATTACCAGGGACAGAAAGGTTTTGATGGACACTTTCAACAAAAAACCTAGACCTGAATCTATGCTCCAGAATCAACTTCTTTTACTTGAGGTGCTTTGTGATATTAGGAAATGCCTGGTTGAAGTTTTGTTCCGCACTGATTGGTTGAAAAAGGCGAAACCTTTAAAAAATCCTAATGTTGCTGTAGGAAAAGGTGTGACGTATGGAGAAATGGAAGGCTTATCCAGGCGTGAAGAAAAGGCATTGTCTCACGATGATAGAGTAAAGATTATTTCAAAACGAGCCCAAGAAAAGAAAGCTTCTACAGAGGAAGATGTAGAGGCTTTCTGACCGCGACTAAGCTCCATCCGGTGAAAGCCGACCTCTGGTCTAGACCCCAAAGCTATTTCTTTTTGTATTTTAATTATTAGTATGGGTGAAAATCCCATTTCATTATGTCTAGTCTCTCAATTCCAGGGGGAAATTTAATGCCATTAACCAAGGCCGGTAAAAAAGTCTTGGCTTCTATGAAAAAGCAGTATGGCGTTAAAAAAGGAAAACAAGTTTTTTATGCTTCAATAAATAAAGGGAAAAAGGGTTCTTCTACGTGGCACAAAAAGTCAGCAAGAAGGAGGAGCAAAAGGGGAGTAAGGAGGAAACGTGCCTAAGAAAAAGTCTGTCGGCAAAAGGGGTGGTGGTAAAAAATCTACCAAAAAAAAGTCTTCCAGGACTAGAGCTGTACCGGAGTCGATGAAGCCAACGCTTACTATTGATTCCAGGAGATTAAGCGGAAATTCTTTCAAGGTCGGCAAGAGCGCTAAGGTTGTTGTGACCGGAAAGATCGTTGAAGAGAGCTTAAGGAATTATGAAGCCGAAGGCAGGAAGAGTTATCGCATGGAGATAGATAGGGTTTCTGCCCTGAAGAAAACAAAAAGGAGATCTAAAAAATGAATAAAGAGAACATGATCCAAGTTTCCTTCGAGGAGCTTTGGGCTCAACTCAAAGGTTCGACCAGCTTCGGTCAGGATGAAATTATCGAAATGCTTGCTGTTCAGGATGACGATGGTAAGGATTTTTTCATCTATCATCGGAATAAAGCTTTCTGCGTCCCAATTCAAAAGATAAGAGAGTTTTTCACCAGGCATGAAAAACCTGTTCCCCCGATGACGAGAGACCAGGAGCTCGTTTATTTGCGTGCCAAGGTGAAGAAGCTACAAGATGAGGCCGAAGCATTTCAGGGCATGGACAAGATTGCAAGACCAGCCCCCGATGAAACAGAGGCCTTGGCTGAAGAGCCCGAAGAGGATACCAGGGTTGCCGAAGAAGCCCCTGTTTTGGAAGAGAAACCTATTCCCCCAAAGAGAGATGAATCTATCCCTGCTCCCCATGAGAGGAAAAAGCAGAGCCTTAAGGAAGTTCAAGCTACTCTAGCCAAAGAACTCAAAGATACAAAGCTTCCCAAAAAGAAAGTGACAGATAGTGCTAAACCAAAAGACATCATGAGGGCTCCCAAAGAAGAGTAGTGGTAGTAAAGGAAGGGGAATTTACAAAAAAGCAAGGAGCGTTTTATAAGAACTTGGCAAAGACAGGATTTGATTTGAGTAAAAGAGCAGATTGCGCTAAAAAAGCTAAATATGTTTATCCAGATCAGGCTGCTTACAAGATTTTACGTAGCCCCAGGGTCAATGAACTCATAAAGAAAGAGATGATAGACCAGGGGTATACCCCAGCAGAAGTAATTGCAGAGCTTAAGAGATTGAGTTTTGAAAGCATGAATCCATTCAAAGATAAAATGCCGGACAATGCCGAGAGAAGAAAATCGATTAAGATGGGGCTGGACCTTTTTGATGCGTTCCCTGCCAAAAAGATTGATATACACAAAACAGAGGCTCGTTTTGATATAAGCGTAGAGACTGTAAAAAAGTTGGATGAGGAGCTAGGAAGGGAAACTGTGATTGATGTTGATCCAGAAGACGAGGAGGAAGAAGTTGAACCCTTTTGACTATATGAAGAGGGAAGATTGGCGTGAATGCGGAAGGTGGCTTTTTTTCTTTTGTTCTCAGATTCTTTCTATCGACTGGATTGATAAATTTCAAGACCTGGGATTGATTCATAGAAAGCTCTGTAAATTCCTGACCCTTAGCGAAACTCCAAGTACAAGAAAATTTATATCAATGTTTCGTGGATCTCTAAAAACTACGATAATTTTAGGTTATGTTGTATGGCTTTTCTGTTGGCATTTGGCTAAAAAGAAGCCTATCTCAATCTGTTACAACACCGCCACGAAAGAGAATGCCGAGGCTTTCATGGCAGACTTTAGGGAGACCATTTTAACATGCCAATTCCTTCATGAGCTTTTCCCCGAGCTTCCAACTATTGCAGGGAAATATCGAAAATGGGCTCTCTATAAAGTTGAGTACAAGTGGGTCAAGTTTCATGTTGCTTCGCTTGAGACAAAACAGGTTTCAAGGCATTACACTGTGTATATCAACGATGATCTCATTAACGATATTAATGCTTTTTCTGAAAAGGAGCGTATTACAATACACAGGAAGTGGAAGTTTCAGAAGTCGATTATAACCAAGCTTAGAAAAACAAAGGTTGGTGTGGAGATAGACGTTGGGACTCCGTTCCACTCAAAAGACCTTATTTCCTGGTTCATAAAAGAGAATAAGACCTACGATAAATTTATCGTTCCCTACGCTGTTACTGAGACCGGAGGAGTGCCGGACCCGTTTAAGAGAAATGGATACCTTACCTTCCCTGAACTTTTTAGTTGGGAGGACTTTCAGGAAAAAAGAGTAGACCAGGGCAAATCTATATTCGCCAGCCAATATAAGCTCCAGGTGCTTGAGGACTCAGACCGGCTTTGTTATGAAAGCTGGCTTAGGTATTGGAAGTTCCTGCCTGAAAATTTTTACAGGACGATGGTTGTGGATCCTGCAGGAACCGAGAAAGGTGAGAATAATGCCACTGGAATAACTATTTGTGATACCGATGAGAGTGGAGTTATTTACGTGGTTTTTGCTGAGGAGTTTTATATAACCCCCATGATGCTGATCAAGAAGATAAAGGAATTGCAGAAGATTTATGAGCCTGATGAGACTTATGTTGAGAAGGAAAAGTATTCAGTTACCATAGCCGATACAATCGATCACTATCAGGTTGATCTTAATTTCAGTTTTGTAGATCATAAGAATAAAGCTAAGGCCGACAGGATTCACCGGCTTAAGCAGTATTTTGAAAAACATCGAATTCTTTTAGGTCAGGGTCAGGCTGACCTGGAAAACCAGATTGTTGAATATCCCGACTGCGAGAATAAAGACATTCTTGATTCTCTGGCATATCAAATTCAGGTAAATCATGTTCCGGACAGAAGATACCAAAGAGAACCGAGCCCAACTTCCGTTGAGTCGTTTGAGCAGGAGATGGAAAGGGCATCTAGGCTAGTAAGGCAAAGAGAGGTAACTTATGATCAGATTTTTTAGGAAAATATTTCACTCCAGGAAAAGACTTATTCTTGTCCAGATATTGCAATCAAACCAGGCTATTCAGCGTGAGCTTGTTGCAATGCATGGTGATTCTAAAAGCAAGGGAACCGAGCTTAAGCTGGAGGTTCAAAAAATGTCCGGAGATATTGAGAACCTTACAAAAATGATATACAACATGGTTGAAAGCCTCTCAAAATATTTTAAGATTGAAGTAGACTTTATGGAGAAAGAACAGAAGAAAATGGAGAAGGAACCAACTGAGCATGATAGAACCTTTTAAGGACAAATAAATGGCTGAAGAAATTAAAAAAAGCGAAGAAGTTAAGAAGCCTAAAAGGGCAGATTTTTTTAAGGACAAATCTGAGACGGAATATGCTTCCTGGGTAGATAAGCAGGTAGGTGAGCATCCTGTTGTTAAAACCTTTCATGGCCATTGGAAGGAGCTTATCGAGTGGGAAGATGGCAACCAGTTTTCGATTTGGGATCCCACTGCTCGCGCTGTCGTTCCCGTTACCTTGAGCACTAGGGAAAAAATGGTTGTTATAAACCTTATGAAGCCTCTAAATGAGACTCTTGAGGGGAAAATTAATTTTAGCCATAGCATCATAGGAACTCCAAATTCAGGCGAACAGAAGGATATTAGGGGGGCTCAGGTTGCTACCAAGCTTATTGATTACAATGATGTGGTAAATGACGTAGAGGAGCTTTATGAGGACGCTAAATATGATCTTCTCCGTCCTGGTATCTCATGTATAAAATGGTACTGGGATAAGTCTCATTATGCCACTCTCAAAAAGTCTGACAAAGAAGATGGCTCAAAAGGGAGAGCTGGTGAAGTTGTTGGCGAAGTTGTTTCTATTTTTAATGTTCGTCCGGACCCGACAGCAAAGACCAGAGAGAAGTGTCGTTGGATGATAGAATTAAAAGAAGTCACAAAGGAAGAGCTGAAGCGAGTTTACAAGGTAAAAGATGATTGGTTTGAGGCTACCGCTACTCGCAAAAAAGGTAAAAAAGCTAAACAAGCAGGGAAAGAAACGAAGGCTGCCCTTATAGAGAAATTCAAGGGGATGAATGAACCGCGAGACGAAAAGGATGAGGCAGAGCCAACTTATATCTTAAAGGAACACTGGGAAAGATCATCCACTCTTTATCCTGAAGGCAGGCTTATTGCAACCTGCGAAGGGGACGTTCTTGATGCAAGGAAAAATCCTTCTCCTCATGCAGAGCTTCCATATTGGTTTTTCATTTATAAAAAGAGAGGAAATTCTTTCTGGCCTAGAGGACCCCTTTATTATGTCCAGGGTATTCAGCGTGAATTTAACCGGATGGTTTCAATACAATCTGAGCACATAGAGTCCTGGCGACCAAAGATGGCCGTAGGCAAGGGAGCTATAAAGCGTGCAAACGCATTTACTGTAGATGCTTTTGAGATGGTTGAAGTCGACTTCTCTCGCGGAGAACCAAGGACTATTAACATGCCGGAACTTTCTCCTCAAGTCATGATGTATAGAGACTTCCTGGAAGGTGCTGTTAGCTCGGTTTCAAACGTACATGAGGTGAGCTACGCAAGGCTTCCTCAGTATGCTTCTCGAGCTCCGGCTTCTCTCTACTCCATGATGCTTGAACAGGAAAATGTAAAGCTCACTCCTATGGTGAAGCGCATAAATAAAACACTTAAACAGATGGCTAGATTTAGACTTGAGCTCATGGATAAGCATTATACAGTGGAGCGAATGGTTAAGGTTGTTGGCCAGCACAAGGAATCTACCATAGAATATTTTTCTCGTGCTGATTTGAGCAAGAATTTTGATGTTCGCCTTGAGACAGGCGTAAGTATTCATCAGTCTCCTACAATCCAAACTCAGCTTCTTATTCAACTTTATAGAGAGGGGATTCTCACAGAGCAGGATAGGGTTAAGATCTTAAGATCAATAAATCTTGGCACAGCAGAGCATGAAATTAGACGTGACATGGCAGATACAGAGCGTGCTCTGAGAGAAAATCAATCCTTCATTGATGATTCCTATGCGAAGAAGCGCCAGGAGGGAGGCGTTAAGGTTTACTGGAACGATGATCACGAGCTTCACCTGGATTATCATACAAACTTTATGAAATCGGAAGAAGCGCAACGCTGGGATGACGAGAAATGGAGGGCTTTTGACATTCATATTTACGAACATTTTAGGTGGCTTTCCTTTGTCAGGAAGGCTATGATGGCTCAAATGGTTCCTCCGACAACAAGGCCGAAGCGTGCTCCAGGAATGGAGAATTATTCGACTGAGACCGGAGAGCCAATGATAGAAGGAGCTATGTCTAAAGTAGCTCAATAAAAGACGACCCTGCTTGCAGGAAGTCAAGGAGTTATTATGGTTGACGAAGTAAAAAAAGACGAACCTCAGCAAAAGGAAACTCCGCAAAAAGCGGAGGAAGCCAAAAAAGAGGAAGTCAAGCTTCCGAAGGAAAAGTTTTTTACGGGTAATAAGATGCAAAAATGGGCGGAAGAATCAGGGTTATTTGATAAAGAAGAGCCGGCCAAAAAGCCGGAAGAGAAGAAAGAAGAAAAGAAGGAAGAGCAGAAGCCCGAAGAAAAGCTTCCCATTGATAAGGACGAGAAACCTGGAGAGGAAAAAGAGCCTTTCAAGGTTCTCACTTATAAGGGGGAGAAGGTTAATGTCATGACTGAAGAGGACTTTAATAAACTTGCCTCTGAGGGTCTTGATTACACCCAAAGTAAGCAAAGAGTTGCTGAAAGGGAAAGATTAGTAACCGAGCGTGAAGATGCCTTCAAAAAGATTTCTGCGCCTCTCGAAACTGTGGCCAAGGCCATTGAGACCGGTGAGCTGAAGCCGGTAAAAACAGAAGAGCAAAAAGTAGAAGAGACAGCACTTGATAAAATTATAAATAATGAGGAAATTGATCCTGAGTTTAGGGCAGCCTTTAAAACTCAAGCCGATGAGATAAAGGCGCTCAGAGAAGAGATCAATGAGTCTAAAAAGGTTGAACAGGTGAGAGTTGATCAGCAGAGGGAAGTCAACCTTGGACAAGCAAAGGTTGAGCTTGAAGGCATGGTAGAAAAATCTAAAGAAGAACACCCTTGGGATGAAATCAAAGAGGGTGAAAGGAACATTACGGAATCTTTATTCACTGGCTTGGTTATCTCCAAGGCTAATGCTGACATGATAAAAGCCAAGCAGGATCCTACTTTCGTAAGGAGAAACATGCAGGACCTCGTAACTGAGACTGCATTAGATCTCCATAGGGTCCAGAAGCATTATGAGGCGAAGCACAGTATCTCTAATGAAAAAGAGCCTGTGACTGTTGCCAAATTAAGAGAGCTTTATCCTGATCAGATAAAAGAGATTGAGCAAGATCGGGTAGCTTCCTACCATGAAGAACAAGAAGAGGGGGCCCCTATTGCTAAATCTGTCAAGGAGGGAGAAACAACACCACCCGTAGAGAAGAAAAAGAAAAAAGAATTTACGGGTGTGAAAGATGCCCTCAAACAGGCTTTTGAGGACCCTGAGTTTGCAAAAGCGCTTAAAGAAGAGGGTGAAAAAAGACTACACTCAATCAACAAATAAGGAGGTAAACATAGATGAGTGTTTTTGGAATGGGGACCAGCGCTACAGATAAGCTGTTCCTTGAATTTGTTTTACCTGGTCTCCATATTGAGATCATTGAAAATACCGTTCTCTATGGCCGTTTTGAGACTGATACTGAACACTGCGTTGGTAAATATGCTGTTTTTAAAGCTCTAGTTGCATCCTCTAAATCTGCAAGACCCAGTTCAAGCTCCACGTTTCCTACTGCAAAGCAGGGGACGTATGATGAATACACGCTCTACATGAAAAGAGGAATGTATGCTCAACTTCAATTTGACGGACTTGCTATGGCTTGTTCAAGAGGCAAAGGTGCGGTCATGGATCTACTTCAAGCCGAAACCAAAGGTATTATGATTCATATAGCCAATAAACTGAATCGACAGTTCTGGGGCGATGGTTCAGGCCGTTTGGCAACACTGAATGCTGCTTCTTCAAATTCAACTTCAGTTAGCATTGATCATCGTTTCTTCGGGCAGGACTCAAACGAAAGAACTGATCCTGGATTATATCTTGATGCAGGTATGGACGTTGATATTTATTCCTCAGCCGGAGCTCTAGAGGCAGAGGAAGTTGAGATCTCAACTATTGCCGATGATGCCGATGGAACTGGAACGCTGACTATGGCTGAAGCCGTTACTGCAACTGACAATGCCGAGATATTTGACCATGATACCTATGCTTCAAGCAGGGCTGCCGGAACGGGAGTTCCTATGGGACTCAAGGGAATCGTTGACACTGCCGATCCTTATGTTGGAATTACAGCAGTTTCATTCCAGGGCGTTGATAGAGATACAACCGGAAACGAGTGGGCTGAGGCCCAGACGGAAGATATGGGTTCTGTTGCCGTTACAAATGCCAAGATGATGAAGCTTTGTCATCAGACTGAGAGATACGGAAGGGTTGACGTTATCATAACCAACGAAATTATCTGGAGAGCATACTACCAGATTCTTGAAGCTGATAAGACTCTCCCCAACGAAAAAGCCATGTGGGGTGGTGTCACCGGACTTACTTTTTATGGCGGAAGAGCAGGGGCTATCCCTGTTATCTATGATTATGATTGTCCGGATAATAGAATGTACTTTCTGGACGAGAACTTCCTTCAAGTCTACGCTCCTACTCAAGATGGGCTTACATGGCTTCCTGGAGACGCAGGAATCCTAACTAGAGTGCAAGGTGCTGATGAACAGACTGCTTCGTTGGTGTGGTATTACAATTTTGGCTGTGACAGACCGCAAGCTCAGGGCGTGCTTTATAACGTTAAGCACGCTGCTACTTAAGGAGGGGACAAGATGGATCAACCTGCAAATCAAAGAATTAAAAAGATTGATTGCCTGGACTCTCTTCAATTCCAGGGCTTGCATCTAAGTAAGCGCCATAAGACAGAAGCTCTCGGTGCTGCCACAAAGACAGTTGATGTTCAAGATAGTGGAAAAATTTTCCTTGTTAACGTTACTTCTGTAATTACTCTTCCTTCCGTTGGGTCTACGATGGGTCCATTTACCTTCGTGAATGATGGGGATGAAACGGACGATGTAAGTGATGTTCAGATCACAATTTCCCCTGCTGCTCTCGATGGGCTCTACGGACCGGATATTGCTTTTGCCGATGATAAGGATTACGTCAATACCCTAGCGACTGCGAGAAAGGGAGACTACGTTAGAATTGAATATGCTGATAGCACTGGATGGAGAATCGCAGAGACAGTTGGAACCTGGGCGATAGAGAGTTAATCGAGGTTTAATTTGATTCAGAGGGGGATGGTAAAACGTCCCCCTTATTCTAATACTCAGTGCTAGGGCTCCCATTAGCTCGGCACTGTTTTAAGGAGGTAAATTATGGGACGATTACATGGCCCCGTAGTCAACGGGGTTGTTCAAATAGACCAACGTGTAAAGTTTATGAAAGAGGTTCAATCTGGCCTCATGTATCCCTGGAGCGAAGCTTGGTATGTTGACCAGGACAATGGAAGTAATGACTATGATGGGAAAGCTCCGGCTAGCGCAAAGGCAACTCTCACAGCAGCCGAAGCTGCTATGGCAACTCGCGACAGAATCTACCTCAGACCTGGTTCAACTGATCACGAAATAAGTGCTAACATTGATTTTGACCTGAATGATATATCCGTTATTGGCATGTCTCCGAACCGGTTCCAGCCACACGTTGAGCTTTCACAGCCTGATGCAACCAGTTTTAGCCCTCTGCTCACATTTAGTGGAAGAGGTCAATACATCTCTAACCTGACAATCAAGCATGGTTCAAGTACCGGTTATGCGACTGATCTTACCTGCGCATTGGTTTCCGGAAGATACAACATGTTCGATAACGTGTATTTCTATGGTCCACTCTATGCCGAGCAGGACGTAGCTAGCACCTACATTGGAGTTAATGTCACCGGACACAACAACTACTTCTATCAGTGCAAATTTGGAAGCGATGGGCTTGACAGGGACCAGGCGAACTACAATTTGCAAGTTGCCGGAGTAGGGAACATCTTTGAGGATTGTATTTTCCAGATGAAGAACGATGGAACAGCGCCATTTTTTGTGAATATTAACAACAATGCCAGAGACATGAAATATTGTATTTTCAAGAATTGCTTGTTCTATGCTCATGACGAGAATTTTACAGGTGCGCCTGCATATGCCTTTGACACTGATGCAGCCGGTGGGAATACTGTTGGAGTTGTATTGGACAACTGCAATTTTGTTAATGTAACTCAAGTTTCTGACACCACAAAGGACGGAGTTATCTGGAAATCCATGTATGAAGGAGAAAATAACGCTGACACCACTAAGATTGGCATGATAGCGCTCAGAAATCAGGGGGTGTAATTAGAGTGGATATACGCAGAACTTGTCATACTTGCTCTGGCGCTGGAGAAATTGAACATGGCACTGGCACAAGAGTCTGCTATAGTTGTCATGGAGCAGGAATAAGCGATGAAGGCAAGATTGAAAATGGAACTAAGACTCTCGATGAACGGCTCACCGATGTAGAGGACAAGGTAGATGATTGTCTTGATAAACTCAATGACATCATCGAAAAATTAAATGAGCCATAAGGAGGCTAACATGGAAAGACCAAGAGAAGCATACTGTCAGCATTGTAAAATGTTCAATTTTGTTGATGATAATGGTCGCTGCCAGGAATGTGGCAAGCAACTATTAGAGCCTTTGAAAAAAGCCAAGAAGAAGAAAAAGAAGAAATAGCCAACACGAAGTAGAATAGATTTTACAGGGGGAGACGAAAGTTTCCCCCACATTTCAAGATAAAGGAGTTTTCTATGTGCGCACAAAAGAACAAAGATCGTGTGCCAGCAAAAGAGTTTGGGGTGAAAATGAAGTTGGGGGTGAAAGACAGGCTAATGATAGCTCAGATACTTCCAAGAGAAGGGAATCTTATTGCGCAGAGAATTATGAGAGACATCGGCCAAAAGACTGAATTGACTCAAGAAGAGATGGATGAAGTTAAGATGAAGCCTACTCCTGCCGGTGGAGTTGCATGGGATGATAAGCTAGAAAAATTTCTTGGACAAAAAAACATTAAGTTTACTGATGTAGAAATAGAATTTCTGAAGGACAGGGTTAAAAAACTTGACGAGGAAAAGAAGGTCACGAGAGATACGTTTCTTCTTTGTGAGAGAATTCATAACCTGAAAGGCAAGGAAGAGAGGGAAGAAGAGCAAAAGGAGAAAGAAGATGCGCCCTCCTAAGTGGTTTGAGAGGGAACTTCAGATCATAGACGATACATATTTTGTTGTTTTTAACAAGATTTACAAGTATTACGAGATTAAAAAGCAGATGAACGTTGTAAGGGATGGAGAGCTTGTTGTTGCAAAGCCTACTCTGGCTGTTTTTAGAAGGCTGAATGAGAGAGCTTTAGATAATCTCAGGCAAAGGAAATTTATGGGAAGGAAGTATTCTGGAGACCCAAAAAAATACCTGAATTATCTCAACAGCCTTAATGTGGAATCGAAGAAGAAAAAACGACACCTTGCTATGGAGATGATGGCCGAAGGATATGTGAGAATCCATAATCTCGAAAGAAGAAAAATTTTTACTTAGGGAGGATTAGATGACTAATTCATACAAATCGGCAACTAGAGTATGGCTTATTGATTCTACGGGGAGCTTGAACACAGGTGGAGTGGAGATACAGCATATTGTATTTATCCCCTCAAATGACGGCGACCAACTTAAATTGACCGACAATGCTGACAACGAATGGATTCACTTTTGGGCGCAAACAGGAGATGAATCATATTTCTTTCCTTTTGTTCCCCCTATCAAAATGCCAAGCCTTAAGGTTGCCACAATTAGCGGAGGAGCAACGGCCTACATACAATTCAGAACAGACATGAAAAGTTAAGGGGGGAGCATGACTTTAGCAGAATTAAGAACTGCTTTAAGGAATATCACAAAAGAATGGGAGGATGATGCTGGAACGCTTCTTCCATCCAACAACACCATTCTTGATTTTTACCTAAACTGGGCTGCTGAAGATGTTGTCCTAGACCTTGTTGAATTCATGCCAGAGGATTTTCTTACCTATGAGGATATTTCTATTACGGCTGCTGCTGGTGCTGAATATGACCTTACGGCAGAATGGACTCATATCTGGGCTATGCAGAGAAAAATAACAGACCGAAGTTGGGAGTTAATTCCTTACACGCCTGTAACGGACAGAGATGATTACGATGGCGAGACGGCTGAGGATTCTGAAGGATGGTTCCTGAAGGGTACGACAATTATTTTCTGGCCCACTCCCTCAGCAACTAAAACAGTTCGATGCTGGATTGTAATTCCTGAAGCAGCAAGTATAGCTACTGGTGGACCGGTTTATATTCCCAGGATGGCTCACAAAATGATTGTTTTGGATGCTGCTATTTTGATTGGATACATGAATGACAGAGATATTGCAGGTCCCGTAGCACTTTATAAATTACAGCACGAAAGAGTTAAGAATTCCCTTACGAACAGAGTCCAACAGCAACCTCAATTTGTAAGACCATCTGTTTTTTCCCAAATATCTAAGGACAGGAGGGATAAGGCTTTTTATGATAAATCTAGCTTCTTTGGAAGAAGATGAGTACAGAAAAGATAAAAAATATCAAGGAAAGTCCTGAGATAAAGCTCAATCAGGGTGTTGATGAACTGGCTGCTGTCACAGATGTTGGCTTTAATAAAGTCCTTGAGATGGACAACTGGAGGGTTTCTGAAGATGGTGAGCGCTGTGAAAAGAGAGATGGCGTTACTGAGATAGCCGGTCAATCTACTTTCGGCAATAAGGACGTATTTGGATACCATACTTATTATGATACTACGCCTGCTTTTTGTCAGCTTGTTATAACAGAAGAAAAAGTCTGGAGAAAAGTTGGAGCTGCTGCTTGGGCTTCGATTCACACCTGGGCTTCTACCCTGGCTCATCCCGTAAAAGTTCTCGATATTCAGGGCAAGCAAATCATAATTACTGAGATCGAAAACATCATGATTCTTCCCGATGGGACAAAAGTTCAAGTTGGAATAACTGCTCCGGCTACAGTTCCTACGATAGCAGCAGAATACACAGAGCTCGACCTTGATGCGGATTGCTCAAGCCTAACCACTTGGACTGATGCTGATGCCGGAAGTGGTGCAAGCACTCAAGTAACTTTTGACTCTAAAAGTTGTTTTAAATTTTTGACTACTGCATCTTCAGGCGATATTGCCATGAGAAGAAAAGCTATGGCTGAGATAGGTCCCGATTATACTTTTGAAACAAGCATATATTTTGATGAGATGGGGATTGCAGATGACACTGACCACTTTGAAATAAATATTTATAATGGCAGGATTAAGTTAAGAGTAAGGATAGATTCTCAAGCGATGTATATTTATGATGGGCTTAATTGGCAAGTTGTTCTCGAAAACAGGTTTAGGGAAAGGACTGATGAAAGAGAGGCAGTTACCACTCTTGCTGATGAAACTTCTGAGGAAATGTTTACGGAAACTGATCAGGAAGAATACTGGGTAACTAAAGCTTGTCCTATTATAATTAAAGATACTTGGCATACATTAAAACTCGCTGTTAAGTCATCAGATCCAGACAATGAAATTGTTGATGTTTATGTGGATGATAAATTAATGGGAGAATATAGCTGTGCTAATAAAGACACTACAAACCCTGGCAGAATAGAGCTTGCAGCCTATGGCGATTCAACTGCAACGATTGTTTATACAGATTGGATTAAATTCAAGAGCGCTGATATAAAATCAGGCAATCTCAAGGGGATTTATCGTTACGCAGTTACTTATGCCAGATCTGGTAATTATCCAAATGAATCAAATCCCATAAAGGCAGTCGTTGGCACTGCTACTCTTACTGGCTCAGGATTAGATGATCTAACCACAGGGGGGACATATACGGGAAATGAAGATATAACCATAAGGGTCGAAATCGATGCTGCTGCAGCGACAGATACTATGAAGTGGTCTGAAGATGGAGGGCAAACCTGGAATTCAACAGGAATACCCCTGACTTCAACTGTCTATCTTCCTTTTGGGATTGAGCTTACCTGGGGTGCTACAACAGGCCATACAGCAGGTGACTATTGGGACTTTACCTGTGATTCCTTGACTGTTAATCCAACAAACCAGAAGGTTGCGCTTTCAAGTATTCCCACTTCTTCTGATGCTCAGGTAGATCAAAGAAAGATTTATAGGACTCAGCCAGGAGGTACATCTTATTACTTAGTAGCAATAATAAACGATAACAGCACAACGACTTTTGTTGATAATATCCCCAATGCCTTGCTTGGCGCTCCAATGTCAGAGGATAATGATATTGCTCCTCTAGGAAAGTATTCTGAATGGTGGGATGGAAGGCTTTGGATAGCAGATCAGGATGAGAACCTTGTCTATCATTCAAAAACCTGGGTCCCAGATTCCTTCGATACAAACAAGCGCTATGTTAGCGTAAGGCGTGGAATTTCAGATGATGAAATAATGAATATGGTCGATTTTAGCTCACATCTGTATGTTCTAAAACGCTCGGGGATAACTTTTGTAAGAAGGAAATTAACTGGTTTTTATGGTGTCTATGATGGACCTGGTGCTAATGGCTGTATTGCTCCTTGGACTTTACTTGAGGCTTATGGACTTTTGATGTATCTGAGCTTTAGAGGATGGGAAGTTTATAATGGTCAGGATTCATTTTCTATTCTTTTTTCAAAGTCGGTTATGAATACTGTTAAATCTCTCGATAAAACAAAGGCTGAATATGCTATGGCAGCAAGGTTGAATTCAAGAGATGAGATCTGGCTCTCTATTCCCGACAGAACTGGAGGAGCTTCCGCGACAACCGTTGTTTTAAATAAAACCAGATCAGCTTTTTATACCTTTAGTTTTTCTAAGACTCCTTCATGTCTCTGTGAAGTCAGGGATTCAAGTAAAGAGATTCAGCTTGTCATGGGGACAAGAGATGGCTATGTAGGCACAACTGAAAGCGGAACTCAGGATTTTAGTACAAATATAACGGCAACGGTCCGGACCGGATGGTGGAAGTTTCCGAAATATCAAAACTTTCCTATGACAGAAGTTGAGTATGAATGTCCTACTGACAAAAATTTAACTTTCAATCAGTATGTGAATTTTGACAAAGATACAAAGCGCACAAAGGTTTTGGCGGGGGCTACTCCTGCGTCAACCGATCAGAGCATAAGGCTTCCTATAAAGAATAGGATTAAGACAGCTATTAGAGGAAAATATCTTGCTTTCAAATTCTCAAATGCAGAGAACATAGGGAGCACTGTAAAGCTTAACTGGTTTAAACAATTCTATGCGCCTATGTCTAGAAAGGGCGAGATTAAGGGGGATTAATGGCTGAAGTATCTAGTCTTGAACGATCTTTTGATGAAATAAAAAAACAACCCAAAGTATCTACACCTAATCCTTGGTTAGATCGCAAGTTCAATCGTATTGATCCTTGGGAAAAAGAGCCAGGAATAAGGCTTGAGGACGTACCTGATAGATTAGGATTATCTTTACATACGCCACTTATAGGGAATAATTTTGTAGATTTAGGAGATACCCCAAGTAATTATGGGATAAAAGATCAGTTTGTAAGAACTAATGGGAACGGAAAGCTTATCTTTGGTTGGCCTTACTGGGTAAAAGTAGGTTCTACTATTTATTATAAAAAAGGGAAGGTAGGCGTAGGTTTATCCGGCCCACTCGTCAGGTTTCACGTTTATGGTGATAACATTCTGGATGGCGCGGTTACTGTAAATGAAAGTGGAAGAGATAAGGATTTTCGTGTTGAAGGAGACACGGATACTCACTTATTCTTTATTGACGGAGGTAGTAATGTTATAGGCATAAATCAATCAAGTCCTACGGCAAAGATTGATGTTTATGCGCCATCTGCCGATACGGTTCCGGGCATGAATATTTCTGCTGGTTCAAATGGAGAAATGTCAACACCTGATGGAGAGCAGTTTAGATGGGGTCATTGGGATGGTTCAAGCACTTTCACGGAAAGGATGAAGTTTGATGATGCTGGTAAATTTTATGTCACTTACCTTACTGCCGGATCCGTAGTTTTTGCTGGAACTAGTGGCGAAATTAAACAAGATAACGCTAATTTTTTTTGGGATGATTCAAATAACAGATTAGGCGTTGGGGGAACTCCTTCAAATGCTTTTCATGTTTCAAGCGTAGGAACTACTGCTGGATGGGGAGGTGCTTATGGCGGTGTTGTGGCTCAATTTAACTGCACAGAAAN